CCATTGTTTTTAAGCTTTATACCCTGTGTAAGAGGGAGCGTAAGAAGCGTATTGAGTGGTTGTTGTTCCCTTCGGCGCTCGATTAAGTGCTTCGGCAGGTCCCCTCATTTTCTCTATTTCCAGACCTGAGCGGTATCCCGCCATTCCCGCTGAAGCTGTGCTCAACACTCCTTCTATAAAGCTAGGTTTGTTTATGGGGCGGTTTATTCCTATTAAATTGTTTTGAGTGCGGTACCCCGCGTCTGTCAGAGCGAGTCCGGTATTAACGTCTCTTAGTTCCTGCTGACGCATCGTCGCCACGCGGTAATCCGCTTCCTGCCGCGTGTAGTCGTCTAGGAGGGCGTCTATGGATGCCCCCGCTACCCCCGACTCACCTGCCGACGTTCTCGCGCGAGAGACCGCTTCTCGGCTCTTCAAGGAGATGTCCGCCATTTCCCTGTTGCTCGCCTCGTTTTCCTGCGCCTGTCTCATGCGCATGGCCGACTGCTCCTGAAGGAACCGCTGGCGCTCCGCCGCCGAAGCTTGCGCTTGGTAACCTTTTTGCTTTGACGCTTGCCGCCGTTGTCCAACGAAACTCGCCCCAGCCGAGACGGTGGATATAGCGAGTGCTGCTATTGCGATACTACACATAATATTAATCAATCTTTGGTATCATGAATTCAAAATAGCCTTTGGGTTGTTCGCGGAGAAATTCCGCTCCCAGCCACTTCAGCCATCTCATTGAAATTTTATTGGAAGTGCTTACTTTATTAATCAAACATCTATGGTCCCCCATCAACTCACCCACCCAATACTTGCAGTTCTTCACGAAATCCAAGCGGATCGGACGGACCCTATCGGTGCCTAACATCCAAATGCAACCAACCGCCGGTACGTGGGTCGAGGAAACCCCAAACATCCCCACCATCCTGTCGTCGTGGGTCGCTATCGTATACGCTTTGTCGGATATTTTAGCGCTGAAGCTAACCGCTGTCCAGGGATGTTGATCCAAACCTATTATCTCCAACATGTCCTCTACCCGCAGTTCGCGGTACAGGTCGAGATCGTCCCCCTCTTCGACGTCTCTAACCAAACATTTGGAGTACGTCGCCTTAACCGCCATAACGTCGACTCCTCGGAGTAACGAAACTTTCAAACTCCGCCCCCAATATCTTCATCGGAAGCGCCGAGGACGAAGTGATCTTAATGGTCGCTTCATCGTGTTGGGCGTGAATGGGAAAACGAAAAGATCCATCACCCAACACTAAAGTCTGAATAAGGCTGTCCGCGCCTAAGAATGCAGGATTGAAAGGGTAGGTGTAAGTATCCCTGTACAAAGGAGTAACCTCAATTTTGAAGTGTCCCGTGTCGGCGTAATCCACCGCTCCGTTTCTAAGTATTTGGTAGGTGAAATTACTGGTGGACTTACCACCCCTCTCCGTCGGTTGCTTCAAAGTCTGCGTGGAAAATTCATATTCAAGGTCGTACTCGAATCCTAACCACCAAGCTGAAATACCAGTGAGGTCATAATCAACGGTGCAAGCTGTGGCTGAAGTTCTCGTCACCTCATGCCGCGACCCGTTGGACGTGTAAACAACCGCTCCATCGGGGTCGTAAGGGAGACCCGTGAGGTTGACCGCCAAGTCCGTAGACGAACCCGCCGATCTCCTGACGTGGGTTAACCCCGCGCCGTCCAAACGCCTGTCCAAATGAATGGTAAAATCGTAAGCGGCTTCCTTTAATCCCACTTCCATGGGAATCTTCTCAAGGTAAGTCCCTCCCGAATCTTTTGTCACAATGAACAGATCGCTGTCAACGAACCCTCCACCGACGATGTCGTGAGCGAACTCGAAGCGACTCCAAGCGGATTGAATCTTTTCCTTGTTCTGCCAAAAATACTTGTAGACGTAGAGGTGTTTTAAATTATCTTCAGTGGTCGCTATGATGACGTCTTCGGCAGGTGTTCCTATCAGTTGCCTGATGGAAGTGGGGATATAACGAGGCGTCTGCGCCGTTATCTCGGAAGCATCGAAAACATCGGTGGATTTATCAACGAAGAATTCATAGATGCCGTGGAAGTTTCCCCTCTTGAAAGGGAAGTAAATGAAGTTCATCAACGCCAACGGTTTAATGTCCTCTGCGACGTCGTACTCGGTGATTGGACTGACGTTCACCGTCTTGGGAGTGAGGAGGTCGGTTCCTCTCAGAACGAACTGAGACTGAGGCGAGAACAATACCAACTTTTCTTGGAAGGGGACGGCGTGTTTGAGTATGCTCACTTTAGTGTGCGCCAACCCCACGTCGATGGGAGCGCTGTCCAGCAGACTCAACACGGTCGTGCGAAAGAAATTGAAATAGCTGTCGGCTTCGCTGAACACGACGGTGTTGTCCGTCAGGAACCCTAACCTATTCTTAAAGAAGAAAACGTCGTTTATCTTTTTTCCTATGAAGGAAGGAGCGGGATTAGTCCCCACTTCCGTGGACTCGTTGTAGTCGCCCACCGTTCTGTTTCCCCAAGAATTACTAGCTGAAGTTTCTCCGGCGCATTCAATGGTGTAAGCGGTTATTAATCCCGTGGAAGGGTTTATGGTGGGAACCATGACGACAGGCATCGTCGTCTTGTCGATGGTCGTCTTGATCCCGTACCCTATGTCTTCAACCCAAGAACCTTCGCCAAAAGCTGCGCTGTCCTTGGTCTCGAATTTAACGTAGTAGTCGTCTTGCGTGGCCTCGACGTCTCCTCTGACCTTCACCCGAAAGCCGTTGTATGCTTTTTTAGGTAGATCGTTTATGCCGTCCACCTCCTTGAATACCATCCCTAGTCCGGTATTCGCTAAACCATCGCTGACTGATATGGTCATCCCCGAAGTCTTGACGATCTTGATGACCGACCCCGTTCGGGTGAAAGTGTAACCTGATACGCTCCCCAAGGCTGTAATGAGTTGAGCGGCGATGGTCTCCGAGTCCGCGTTGGTACCGCTGGTAGAAGCGCCGCTTGTCGCCGTTTTATCCGCCCCGTCCAAAGTGATGGTGTACTTCTTTTCGTAGTCGCCTTGTTTGATGAAGACCAAAGCTTCCTCGGCTAACGCCGCGGACGTGGCCGATTCCATGGCGATTACCTTCTCCTTGTTGACCAAGAAGGTGTAATCGGCGATGGTCAGCGCTTTAACGTCGCCCAGTGGGTTCGTGGTAGATAAATAAGCCGTCGCGTCGCTGGTTATGGAAGTGGTGACTTCCGACCCATTCAATAAATTAAAAGCTTGTATCGTGACCGAGGAACCCGCCGCATCGTCTAAAATGAAGACGTGATTATTCGAGTCGTCTCTGTTGTTTAAATGAATTAAAGCGTCATTGTTTATCGGCGTGCCTACGATCTCCGCCACGTGACGCGTGTTGGGACGCTTGGATAACCCGTTCACAACGGTCGAGTAAGCGTTCTTTTGGGAGTCCCCTTGCCCTGGATAACGAAGATTGTCGGGTTGTTGCGATACACCCTGTACGAGATTTGGTACGCTCGTCGTTATAAGAGGCATAACGCTATCGGTCAACGACGCGGAAAACGTCGTAATTATCAAATATAGTGAGGTCGCCGCTGTCGGAGTCGGCGTCAATGGCCGACGCTTTCGCGTCGATCTCGTCACGAAGAGTGAATCCCTCGATTTCCCTGCTCCCTATGAAGCGGTTGGCGAACATACGCGCCGCCTTTATTGTGATGTAGTTTCGGAATTGTTCGGGAATGGAAGTGAAATCCAATAAGAAAGTAATGGTGACTTTTAGGTCGGCGGTGAACACGTCGGTGTGTTCCTTGCGGTCGTATAACTGATTTCCTCGCTGAACCAAGTCCAAGTCCGTATGGTCTCCAGCAGCGGCGTCCACCTTCAACACGTTCGCAGCTAACGTAATCTTCCCCAAGGAATCCTTGGTCAAAGTATACTCGTGCTCCGTGTTGAAGTGCCACCCCAAGCTTTGCACTTGGCGATTAACCTCATCCAAATTGTTTTCCGCCGTCACGACGGATACGGGTTTGCTGGTCCCGCCCAACGTATTGACGGGAGACTCGCCGATAACGCTCAACATGACGTTGACCGCCTCAAGCTTGGTGGTTCTAGCTAGACTCATAGTTTTAAAATAGAGTTAAAATTCCCCGCAGACGGAGGCTGAGAACAGGAGAAGGAAACGACACCTAAAAAACCTGTTTCAACCCCCGCCTAGCGAGAAAAATTAATGACTAAGAAGATTAATGAAACATCA